ATGACAGACATAGAAATACAGCACTGGACATCGGAACTCCAGACGACTTCAAACGCCCGAACAGGTCTTAGTCAGTCTTCAAAACTGCCTCCATCTCTTTACGGAAAGACAGAGGAGGACCTTGCTACGATCCTTACTGTGGCCTATCGTATCGTTGTTGAAAACAGAGGGATGGAATATAAAGATATTCCAGACGCTCAGATTACGCAAACCATAAAAGGGGTGGTCTCTTGGCTGATGGCGCCGAGGTATAAATCCACTCTGTTCTTACAGGGTGTGCCCGGAAGCGGAAAGACGTCCATCATGAATGCCCTTGGCCTGGTGTACTCGAAGGAGCACAAAACGTATTCGACTTGTACAGCTAAAGGTATATATGATCACCATGACCTCTTTCTGAAAGGAGAAAATAATCTTTATGCATATTATAAGGAGAAAGACACTCTCCTTATCGACGATCTTGGGGTGGAGCCGATAGACTTCAAACACTATGGAACGGACTTTTACCCTATCCAAGAATTGATCGACTTCAGGTATAAAAACCAACTTACGACTATCATGACTACGAATCTGAATGACCGCCAGATATACAGAAGGTATGGTGACAGATGCGATGATCGGTTCGATGAGATGTGTTCATTTATCTTGTTTCCTGGTCCTTCATTTCGAAAGCTCCTTTCGGCACGCGGGAACGCCTGACGGAAGCAAACCGCTCCCGTCTCAGTGAGCGAGATATACCAATGTCGGACAATTCGCGAGGCGGCTTGTCCAACAATGGCTCCTGAACGCTCGCAAGCTCGCATTGAATTGATTGGTAGAAAATTATGAAGAAACAGAAGAAAAGACCGGAAAACTATCCCAAGCGCACCCTGCATCTGGACGCCCGAGTCACGCCGGAGGAATACGAGCAAGTGAGGCAGCGTGCCGAAGAGTGTGGCATGACCGTAAGCAAATACACCCGGAAATGTACACTCGGCCACCAACCAAAGTACCACCTGACCGAGCAGGAGATTGAAGCGTATAACCAGATCGGCGATGCCCGTGGGGACATCGTCCAGTTCTTCAACATGTTCAACAGTATCGAGGCAGAGGAGCGGCAGACCTTCTTCAAAAGTGCCACCTTCATGCGCACGTGGATTGAGCAACTCACCAAACTTGCCTCGGACTTGCTAAACATTCTCGACAAAAGAAAAGAGTAAGCCATGATTGCAAAAGCTAAGGTGATTTCGCACGGCAGCACCGCCGTCAATTACTCGACCAAGAAAGAACGGGTCGACGTCATCCAGTTTCACCTTCTCCCGGAAGGAATTTCTGCCTCCGCCGTTTGGTCGCGAATGATGAACCTTCAGGAGAAGTTCCGGGGGAAGCTGGATCAGCACCGGTCCCTGGAACTCACCTCCATACGGATCGAAGTCTCTCCGGCCCGGGAAGAATCTGTAGGCTGGACCCTGGATGACTGGAGGAAACTGGCGGATGACTTCGTCCGCGCGTTCGATGCCATTGACCTTTCGGAAAAGGCCAAGCGTAAGAGCGCTAAGTCCACGAACCTTGGGAACTCCCAGTACATCGTCTCGCTGCACCGCGACAGCAAAAGCGGGATCCTGCACCTTCACATCAATGCCAATCGGATCGACATGGACGGGAACGTCAATGATGCCCATTTCCTCTTTGAACGGGCCAGGATGGCCGCCAATGCTATAACGGAGGAGAGGGGCTGGGTGCAAGCTGAGGTCAAGCGGGAGCTGAACATCAAAAGATATGGAGACGACTGTATCGCTGCCCTGATGGGAATGAAGAGCTTTTCCTGGGAAGAATATGAGAAGCTGCTCAATGAGCAAGGTTACAGTCTTGTCTTCAAGCGCGACAATGATAAGAAGGTCCGGGGCTATACCGTCGGCCGAGGCAAAGTCCTGTACAAATCCTCCGATCTCGGGCATAACAGAGGCCTCACCCCTTCCCGGATTGTCAACACCTGGAAGCAATTGCATCAAAGCGGGATACGACAGGAGCCAGCGACAAAGCTGGCAGCGCATGCCCCAGCTACGACTGGTGGGACACAGGTCAGCCGACCGGCACCCCACCAGGCCAAGCCGGAACCTTTGGCCGTCAAACCGGAACCGAAGAGGATCCACCTGGAAATCCCCGTGGATTCCCGGAGGTACTCCGTTGATATCCCCGAGGAGATCTATCGCATCATCATGGACGAAGCGAAGGCTCCGGATCCGGCGGACTGTCTGTGGACAGAATTGAAGGATGTCCAGCACACTGCCATCCTTCTTTTCGCCGGAATGGTTAACGAGGCCACGACTATTGCCCAGAACTGCGGCGGTGGCGGCAGTTCGGCCACAAACGACTGGGGAAAGAAACCAGACGACGACCGGGAATGGGCCCGTGAATGTCTGCGCCGGGCTCACGACCTTCATTTGAGGAGTCGCGGACAAGGAAGAGGAAGACACTAAAATGAGCAACGACAAAAAAGAACAGGCTTCCCGCAATCCTTTCGCGGAGATGCTGGAAGAAATCCATGAGGATAACGAGCTGCGCAAGGAATCCGAAAACGTAAAAGAACTTCTAGGGCAAGTAAAAAAGACGGCCTCTGATCTGGAGACATCTTTTGAGACGATGGTCATCGAGGCTTTCGGAATGGACGAAACTGCAGCGTCCATCCAGGAAGCCTCTTGGAAGATCAAGTGGACCTTGGATCGAATAGACCTTGCTCTTGAGAGAATGAATGAAACGAAGTATACGGTCCAGCTTGATGACAAGTCCGTCCTGGAGGTCAATGACCTTCACCGCGAACTCCTTTCTAACCAGAAACTGGCCCTTGAGGAATACAAACTGGAGCAGAAGGAACTCTTTTCCCAATACAAGCAAGATTTGAAGAGCATTGCCGCGGGGCAGGGCCTTTGGTTATCTTCCAAGGCCCTGGCTGTGGCACTGGTTGTATTCGAACTCCTGTTGGTTGTGGTTGGAGTCGTGGTATATTATTGGACGAAGGCGAAGTTCACATAGAGCGTAGAATAATAACAGCCACGATGCACTAACAACCATCAAACAAAGATGTGACGTTAGTGCACATTTGTTAATAGTGTTTAGCACTTCTTTTTGCATAGCGATAGTCGCTACAAATCAATAAAATCTCTATTTTTGTATTTAATTTGGAGCAATATTCCCTTATGCCTAGATTTATTGACTTTTTCGCTGGTGCCGGCGGATTGTCTGAAGGCTTTATTAAAGCCGGATACACCCCTGTTGCCCACGTGGAAATGAAAAAGGACGCCTGTAATACTCTTAAAACACGGGCCGCTTTTCATTATTTACGTGAGCAAAACCAGCTCGACATATACGAAAACTACCTTCGAAATAAAAAAGAGGGCACCGACGGTTCGGCACTTTGGAATCAGGTCCCCGCAGATGTTATCAATCGTGTTATTCAAGCAACGATTGGCGAGGAAACAATGGATGATATTACTGCGAGATTGGATGCTCTTGCGGGGGGCGAACCTGTTGATATCATCATTGGGGGGCCACCTTGCCAGGCCTATTCCATTGCAGGTCGAGCCAAAATGGGCGAGGGCGTGAAGAAGGATCCCCGGAATTATCTTTATAGGTATTATCTTCGCTTTATTGAGCATTTTCATCCAAAAATGTTTGTGTTTGAGAATGTTATGGGTATTACTACGGCTCAGACGGTTGATATGGTCAAGCCCTTTGAGGATTTGAAACGAATCGCAAATGATCTTGGGTACGACGTGGAGGCGCACGAACAGATCGCCTCAGATTTTGATATGGGGCACAAAACGAAATGTGTGTAGAGAGGATGGGTGCTTGAGAGGGTCGAGAGGTTGAGAATGAGTGAGTTAGAGGACGTGAGCCCGGCGAGCCCGGTCAAAACGAAACGTTACATGGCTTTACATTTGCGTTACATTTGATGCCCGTTTGAAAGGCATATTTGAGCGGCCCTGTTACATTTGGTTTACGAAAGCATTACCTGACCCATATAAAACGCGATAGAAGCGCCTGGAGGGCTTTATTTGGCCTTCTGGGCGCTTTCCTTATTCCCCGTTCAAAAACCGTTCAACTGGCATCCGACAGGCCGTTTTCATGGGGTATTTGTAGCTGCTGGAATTTTGGGGCAGAAATGCAATGGTGTGACAAATGGAGTGACGAATGGAGTGACAGACCCGCCGACGAAAAAAACGAAATGTGTTCAATGGAGTGACAAATGGAGTGACAAATCACCATTCCAATCCGCAAGAATCCCCCCCCCCTAACTCCCGAAATGGGTCGATAATTAAGGGAAACACGGGAGAAAACACCCCTTTATTTTCCTAAAAAATGGGGGCTAAAGGGCTGTATATATGGCGTTTAGACGGTTTTGAGGGTTGAAAAAAACCACACGTGCGAAGGAAATGGGTATCTTTGCGCCATGAGACTGCAAACACTAATAAGGAAACTTTTCCCAGGCTTTGGAATAGACTGGGAAGGAGAGATAATCAAATGGAAGGCAATCTGCGATAGAATCAGGCTATGTGTTCCTGATGGAGATAATAAAGGATGCGACCGCCAAGGCAATAGAGATCAAGCTGATCCAAAATGATGCGCCGCTCCGTTTGGTCTCAATAAAGTGATGTGTATATCCCCCTTCTGAGAGGAACACCAATCCTTCGGATGATATTCTTACTGCATTCCCGTCTTTCTCCAAGTATCCGTCTTTTATCAAACGGTTGATAATACGTAAAACATCCTGATTCTTATCTCTCAGGATCCAGCCATAATCCCTCTCCCTGGTATCTATGAAGGACTCGAGCATAGAGTCCAAACGATAAACCTCCAAGAAACTGCTGCCAAACAAGTGGCTATATAATCTGTGAGACAGTTTCATAAGCGATCACTCCATCGTATGGAAGGTGAGGGAGGCCTTGACCAGGGCGAGGGCGGTGATGGAGGACATGGGGATATCCTTGGGGGCGAAGGACGGATTGAACGAGGCGAGCCGGATCTTGTCAGCCTCGTCCGCCTTTTGGATGTACTTAACGGCCGTGTAGGTGTCCCCGTCGGAGATGAACGAAAGCAGGTAGATCTCTCCCCAGAGGATGCTGTCGATTGACAGTTCCTTTTTCTTATACATCACGATGTCCCCGCTCTTGAGAAGCGGCGACATCGACTCCCCTCTCACATAGATTGCCCCGTCCACCGGCGGCAGGTTCGGGATCCGGAGGAAGTCCGCCGGCTCCAGGGCGTGGTCATTAAATATCGCGACCAACCCTGCCGTAGCGCAATAATCATAGAGTGGTATTTCTTGTTGTTCTATGGTGCGATCCTTGGTAATGTCAAAGATTCTATCAGGAGATACCTCTGTCGCGATAAACTTATCTCCAGTCCCATAAAGAAGCCACTCCCTATTATATTGTGGGAAAAGATCCAATAAAGAATCAACCCATTGCATGGCGATTTTAATGTCTGCCGGGTTTCTTTTTTTTGCATTCTCATAGATTTTTGGGAACAAGAAACCAAGATCTCCCGTTCCTTTCGCGAAATCTCTTTGGGATAAATTATTCTCAACCAACACAGAATCTATTCTATCATAAACATTGTTCTGCATGGATCCATCCCCGCCGAGAAGCCACCTTCTTGATATTTCTGGAAAATGCTCAGTGTAGTCAAGAACAAATTGTTCACTCATCGAGCGCTTCCCTGAAAGAAGTTCCGAAATGTAGCTTTTCTGCTTTCCAAGCACGACTGCCAAATCTGATGCAGTATAGATTCTTCTCAGTTTAATAAGATAGTCTACACTTGTTTTGAATCTATTTTCCATAATAGAACAAAAATTTCACAAAAATATTTTGCAGGTGAACAAAAAGTTCTATATTTGCAATCGGATTCCCACGGGAACCGATGCGGCAAAGGTATGAAAAAAAGACGCGGGCACAAAGAAATTACTTAAAAACCATAGCGAAATGAGAACCTACATTAAAGTGGACACCTCCCTGAGGAGGGACCTGATGAAAATTTTCGACTTATCCCGGAAGGGAGTATGGATGGCACTCAACGGGGTGATCAACTCCGAAAAAGCCAATCAACTTCGCCGTTACGCCCTGGCCAATGGCGGGCAATATGTCCGTGAGGAGTTCGTGCCCGATTGCAAGACCGTCCATGACGAGGACGGCGGTTTTACCCAAGAGTTCGGCGGAGGGGTTTCCGTGCGGGTGAACACCGTGGACAGCACGGCCACGATCTCCGTCAGGGAGCAAGTCGTGGAGCGTTTCGGACAGGTGACGCTGAGCATGTGGTCGAATATCCTGCGGCTCGCCCAAGCTTACGCCGACGGCAATGCAGAGAAGATTGCAAATTAGACGGCCGGGAGGCCGACGCCTGCGGCTGGACGCTGTTTTTCATATCGATAAGGTTGTGTATTGAATTAGGATTAATGAGTTGAGCGGGGCCACCAGCCGGGCCCAGGAACGGGAAGGTAGCTTAGTTGGACAGAGCAGCGGACTTTTAATCCGCGGGTCGGCGGTTCGATTCCGCCCCTTCCCACAAGATTTGAGACCATGTATTGGGACAATGGCATATTCATCGTAGATCTCCACGACCTCACCCGCACGGATGACGGCCCGGCAATTATGTCGGCAGCTAATTGTCGTCAAATGTCTGCCCGGGGGAAGATCCATCAGATCCGGCGAGGGTGTCGAAAAACGTCCGCTTTATATGACTACGCCTCTTTGCCATCCGAATATAAGGCTACTTTCCTCGCTAAATACGGCGATCCGGAACTCATGAAGATCCAGCAGATGATGGAATACAGAATGGACCCGAAGGCCAGGGACTGGTACTTCGACGAGGAGCGGGGCATCCCCTCCAACCTGGCCGAGAAATACACCACCAACGCCTCCGTCCTCCGGATGCTTTCCGCAAAGAAGGCCCGGATGGCGGCCAGCCGCTCGACCGGCGGCGGCGGGGGGATCGCCTGGGACGCCATGCTGGAGGAGAGCGAACGCCTCCGGAAGGCCAGCGGCCACACGCTCCCGAAGAGCGCCGCCCGGCTGGCCGAATGGATCCGGAAGTTCGACGCCGAAGGCTACGGGTGTCTGGTTTCGAAGAAGCTGGGCAACGCCAACAGCCGCGCGATCAACGAGGACATGGGCCGGATGATCATCGCGCTTAAGCGCTCCAAGAATCCTGTGTACAGCATCGAGATGATTCGCAAGGCGGTGAACGACGCCGCCCAGGAGCGGGGCTGGAAAGAGATCAAGTCCAAGGCCTCCATCGTGAACTACCTGAACGAGAACGTCGCGCTCTGGAAGGACACCGAGGTGGGCACCACCAAGGCGAAGATGATGCTCAACCGGATGCACACCACCATCCTCCCGACGATGCCGAACGCCCGCTGGGAGGGAGACGGTACCAAGGTCAACCTCTGGTACCGGACCTATGCGGACGGCAAGGAGAAGATGGCCACCTTCTGGGTGTACGAGTTCATTGACGTCGCGTCCGAGGTCCTGCTGGGCCGCTGTTTCAGCCAGGGCGAAGACTTTGACACCTTCTACAACGCCTTCCGGAAAGCGGTCGAGAAGGCCGGCGTATTCCCTTACGAGCTGGTGAACGACAACCAGTCCAGCGCAACCACCAAGCAGGCCCAGGAATGGCTCTCCCGCTGCTCCCAGGTGCCCCGGACGACGGCGCCGCACAACGGCCCGTCCAAGACGATCGAGAGCATTTTCGGCCGCTTCCAGGGTGAGGTGCTTGCCCGCCACTGGAACTTCACCGGCCAGAACATCACGGCCAAGCGGGACTCCTCCCGCCAGGACATCGACTTCGCCCTGGGCAACGTGGCCAGCCTCCCGAACTACCAGGAATGCGTCGCCATGTACGAGGCTGACGTGGCAGCCTGGAACAATTCCCTCCATCCGGACCAGGCCCGTTACCCGGGACTGACCCGGATGGACGTGTATCAGCGGGAGTCCTGCCCGGACTGCGCCACCGTGACGGACACCTCCAGGGCCGACGCCTTCTGGGTGAAGTCGAAGGATCCTGTCAAGTACACGAACTCCGGACTCAAGGTCACCATCAAGGGGCACGCCTATATCTTCGAGGTCCAGGGGGCGGACGGCTACCCGGACCTGGACTGGCTGGACGCCCACAACGAGGAGCGTTTCTTCTACGGTTATGACCCGTGGGACCTCAGCCGCGTCAAGCTGTACTCTTACGAGCCCAAGACCGGCTTCCGGTACGTGGCCACCGCGCTCCCCAAGGTGCAGGTCCACCGGGACATCTGGTCCCAGACCACCGAGGACAGCGGCTTCATCCGCGAGATGGAGGAGCGCGTGAAGGAACACGCCGTGAAGCGCCACATGAAGGTCAAGGAGATCGAGCGCGAGTTCGGGACCGACCCCGAGCGGCACGGGCTCCGCTCCCCGCTGCCGGCGGGCGTGACCAGGACGGAGTTCGGCCGGATCCAGGAGCGTCTTTCGGTCCCGGCGCCAGTCCCGGAGCCGGAGCCCGTACCGGAGGATATCTACCCCACCACCGTCGGGCAGATCCAGAAGAGGGTCAGCGGGCTGGACGCCGAAGCCCTTCGTAACCTGTAAACCATCAAAACCCATAGCAAAATGATTTTTACAGAGAACCAGAAAAACGAGATCCGGGAGGCGCTCGAACGCTACTGCAAGCGGTACGGCTCCCAGAAGAAGGCGGCGGCGTCCCTCAAGGGCGTCTCCGAAGGCACCATCTCGACGATCCTGAACGGCAAGTTCGAGAAGATCGGCGACGACATGTGGGGCAGGATCCGCGCCCAGGTGATGTCCGCGACGGCCGGTTACCGGCTGGCGGACACGTCGGCCCGGATGAACCTGCTCGGCTACTTCCAGAAGATGAAGGAGGACTCCAGCGTGATGTGGATCACGGGCCCTGCCGGCGTCGGCAAGAGCACGACCGCCCGGGAGTACACCAACCGGACCCCATACACCTTCATGCTTACCTGCTCCCAGGACATGCACCGTTCCGACTTCATGCGCGAGCTCTCCGCCGTCATCGGCCTGGACAATGCCGGGATGAGCATCCGGGAGTCCCTGTACGCCATCATCCGCCACCTGGTGACCCTTGACCGGCCGCTGCTCATCTTCGACGAGGCGGACAAGCTCAAGGACAATGTCCTCATGTACTTCATCACGATCTACAACGAACTGGAGGAGCGGTGCGGCATCGTCTTCCTGTCCACGGACGCCATCAAGCGCCGGATCGAGAGCGGTGTGAACTACAACCGGATCGGCTACAACGAGCTGTACTCCAGGATCGCCCGCCGTTTCGTGCCGGTCAGGGCGGCTTCCCGCCAGGAGGTGATGGAGATCTGCGCGGCCAACGGGATCGAGGACCCGAAGGTGGTCCGCGAGGTCGTGGACGAGGCCTCCGAGGCCCAGAACGACCTGCGCCGCGTCAAGCGTTGCATCGTGAAGCAGAAGGGCCTTCAAAGCCTGTTCAAAATGTAGTCTAACCCAGTTCAACCCGTAGCCGAATGCCTGTTGAGTCCAGACAATCCCGTTCGCTTGCCGCCGCCCAGATCCTCAGCATCAGGCGGGACACCATCACCCTCTCCGGAGAGTGGGGGCAGTGCCTTGGCACCATCGACCGCCATGGCACCGCCCTGGTGTGGGGCGCCTCCGGAAGCGGGAAGTCGAACGGGGTGATGATGCTGGCGAAGGAACTGACCCGGTTCGGGAAGGTTCTCTACCTGTCCCATGAGGAAGGGTTTTCCGTCAGCTTCCAGAACACGCTCCGTCGGCAGGGGATGATGGAATGCGGGCTGCGCTTCCAGGCGCTGGACCAGTGCACCAAGGAGGAACTGAACACGCGTCTCTTCAAGAAGAACTCCCCGGAGTTCGTCATCATCGACTCGATCCAGGCTTGGAAGATGAGGGTGCGGGACTACGAATTCCTCAAGCACCAGTTCCCGAACAAGCTGTTCATCCTGGTGAGCCGGGCGAAGGGGAAGAATCCTTGGGGTGACGCCGCGGAGGAGATCCTTTTCGACGTGGGCATCAAGATCTGGGTGGAAGGCGGTGTCGCTTTCACGCGCGGCCGTTTCTTCGGCCCGACCGGGAAGGCCGTCATCTGGCCGGAGAAGGCGTTCGACTATTACGGAAAACTACCTAACGAAGACCATAGCGATGAAGAAGAAAACCAAGATTGAGACCCTGGGCGAGGCCCCGGCGGTTATCAAAGTGAAGCCTGTCGGCCAGTATTGGATTGCCGGCGGGAAGGTGACCTCCGATGACGGGAATACGCACATAAGCGTCCCATGCGGGAAAGGCGGAGTCATTGACTGCACGAGGGAGCGGGCCATCCAGTGGCTTATCCATGACTTCGGGAAGGGGCTCGCCGATTTCAAGTGTTTTGAGAAAGCGAAGGAGATCCTCCGGAAGATTGAAGACAGCATCCAGCCCAAACTATTCTAAAGATGGCAAAGAATTACAAGCGTTTCTATGCGCTTCTGAAGCAGAACCCGGACGCGGACAAGGACGAGCTCGTGATGTCCTTCACGGACGAGCGGACCACCAGCCTCCGGGAGATGACAGAAGATGAGTTCAACGCCCTATGCGACGCCCTCCAGTACGGTGCCGGCCAGGGTTATGAGCAGAAGACCATGACGGAACTCAAGCGGGCCCGGTCGGCCGCCCTGGTGCGTCTCCAGCGCCTCGGCATCGAGACGGTGGACAACTGGGACGGGATCGACCAGTTCTGCCTGAGCCCGAAGATCGCCGGCAAGCGGTTCGCCGCCCTGACGGTCGATGAATTGAACGCCCTCCGGGCCAAGCTGGAGATGATCCTGCGGCGCGGCGGTCTCAAGGAGGTCCGGAAACGGGAGGAGGAGGAAGCGGCCGCCCGCCTGCAGGCCTTCGCCCAGACCTGGAAGTGCAGCTCCAAATACGCGAACTGATATGGCAAAGCCCGTCATCACCATCGACCGGAAAGGCCCGAACGCCGAGACGAACAACCTCATCGGGGTGGCACACGCCGCCATTATGGAGGAAGGGTTTCGCGCCTTGAAGGAATGCCGCAACTATCAGCTGGACGGCGAGCTGATCGTCCAGAACTATACCACCCTCGCCACCCTGATGAAGAATGGCGCCTATCGCGCCCAGAGTTATGAGGGGATGGTGGAAGCCATCGAGAAGTATGTAACCATTAACTGGAGATAGCCATGCAAAAAACGGAACCGTTCACCATCACAGGGAACAACCTTCACATAAACGGTTCTCACCGGTTCTACAAGCGGAGCTTCCGCGACATCTTTGACATTGCCAGGAAGAGTTGTCCTGACAGCGAGGTGTGGAAAAGGTCCTACCGTTCCCTTGAACTGGAGTGGGCCTGTCACAATGCGGCCTACGCCCTTGGAATCGCCCGAGACCGCACAGCCGCCGTGGACCTGAACTATCCCCAGAGATGGTATGTCCGCATGGCTTATGCCGTCATCGGAACTCTTGTCTGGCTGTTTATCCCTTGATACCATGTACTATCGACTCATAATCACGGAGTGTGTCTCCCACCGGCATCTCCCTCAGTGGTGCCTGGCCATCATAGCCCATATTAAGAGTTACTGGGAAGATGCACTGATCACGGATCCGGATTCGGTCCTGGCTACAATCTGCTCGGACATAAACGGGATGGAATTCAAGGATAAGCGCTCTACTTTCAGAGGATCTTCCATCAAGTATAGTCTCCGTCCGGGGCTGCTGGTGGTCCGTTCCAGGATCATAGGAGGAAGCGACTATTTCATGGTCAGTTTCAAGCCTACGGACGAAGCCCCACTTGAACTATTGGATGAAATGCTATGAAACAGGCCTGGATTCCATACCCCATTTATCGCATCCTGGCGCACATCCGCAGGCAACGCTCTGAAAGGTGGGCGCGTCGATGGAAACGCTATGCGCAACAGAACAATGTAAAACCGATTCACGATTAGGCAATTATGGCTCAGAACAATTTTCTTCATGGCATGATCTTCCAATCATCCGGGGCTGATTTGACAGAAAGCCCCCTGCCTATCCCTTCCGACATTGGGGAAGGCTTCCGATTCTCTCTTGACGGGAAAAGGTATGTTACATCTGGCGAAAGGACAAAAGAGGGAAAACGAAAACTGCAATTTGATATCTCCACATTCAGGGGAATCTCATTCGGCGCTATCCACTACTACTGCCTGGTGTACTCATATATCAGCAACCGCGACGTTGAAAGAGGCGGTTGTGTTTGTGGCTATCTGGGTGGAATTAAGATTCCACGAGAGAACGAGTCTATCCGTTTTGAGATCTGCCGATGTGTCACACAAGAGGAGATTAACAAGGCCCCAGGGCGCTGGCGCTCCTATCAGGCGGGGGATTTGACAAATGCATTTGAGTCTATGAAGGATTTAGAGGAGGCCATCGCCAAAGTCAAACAGGCTTTTTCGCCAATGGAGTGGGAGTTTATAATTAAGGACTTTACATAAAAAACAACTTTGAATTAACCCTTAAACCTTTAGCAATATGGAAGAAAACAACAAAACCACCGTCGAAATGACGGCTGAACAGTTCGCTGAGTTTCAGGCATTCCAGGAGCAGCAGGCCCGCAAAGCGGCCGAGGCGAAGAAAAAGGCGGACCGGCAGACCTATGACGAGCTGGTGGACGCCGCCATCGATGAGGCGTTCCCGCGCCTGAAAAATGTGAGCGACGCGCTCAAGATGACCAAGAAGACCGTCCAGGATAACTTCTCCGTCATCCTGGATATGAAGCGGGACGTGCTGAACCTTACCAAGGAGAAGCAGCGCTCGCACACCTGGACGCACTCCAACGGCAAGGTCCGGATCACCATCGGAGCCCACAAGTGCGACGGATGGAAGGACACGGTGACGGATGGCGTGCAGATGGTCAAGGATGCTTGTATGGACCTGATCAAGGATGATACCACGCGGGCATTGGTGAACCAGATCCTCGCCTTGATGTCTCCGGATAAGGATGGCAACCTGAAAGCATCGAAGGCGCTCCAGCTCCGGAAGCTTGCCGACGAGTTGCACAACGACCGGATCAGCGAGGGTGTCCAGATCATCGAGGAGGCCTACATCCCCTCCCTGTCCAAGACCTACATCTATGGCGAGGTCAAGGATGAGAAGACCGGTGCCTGGAAATCCATTCCCCTTGGAATGACGGAGGCTTAATGATGGAACTCCCGGCAGTGTTTTGTGTGGTCATCTCCTGGACGCGCTTCATCGGGGACGCGATGCGCACCTATGAAGTGTGCACAAGCCCGAAGAAAGCCAAGGAGATTTCAGGGAAGGAAGCCCGGGCCATCATCGAAGAGCATGGCCTGGTCAAGGTCTATGAGACCAAGGACGGGAGCGTCTATGACACCCCGGACCAGGCCTTCCACAAGAAGTACAACGGCTGGTACCGGCGGTTCGGAAGCCAAGAATAACTGACAATGGGAAAGAGAAGGCGCGGGGCGAGCTACCGGAAACGGGTGGCCGACATCAACAGGATCTACGGCGAACATGTGAAGTCGGGTCTCTCCAACAGGGAGATCTGGCTTCGCTACATCTACCCGGTTTATGCGATCAGCGAGAGGACTTTCTACAACATCCTCAAGGCCCCCGCACCTTCCCCCAAGGAAACGTTCGATTACCCAACCCTTTTCGATGATGGCGACGATTGACACGAAGGAAATCAAGCGCCGGATCTTGAACGACATCCGTGTGGAAGCCGCCGAGCAGTTCGACAGGAACTTCGAGACGGAGTCCTTCTTCAACGAGGCGTGGCAGCGCAAGAAAAGCCCTGTAGGGGGCGATCATGTGCTGGTTGGGACTGGAGCCCTCCGGAGGAGCATATCGGCCCGTGTGGACGAAGACAGCATCACTTTCGAGACGACGTTGCCCTATGCCGCAATCCATAACGAAGGCGGCGAGATCAAGGTGACGGAGAGGATGAAGCGCTACTTCTGGGCGATGTACTACAAGGCCAACGGCGGGCTCGGTCGGCGCAAGGACGGGACGCTCCGGAAGGACAGGAAGAACGCCCGGCTGTCGACGGAAGCCGAGTTCTGGAAGCACCTTGCCCTGATGAGGATCGGGGCTTCCATCAAGATTCCGCGCCGGCGGTTCATCGGGGTCCATCCCCAGCTGGAGGCAGCGGTTGTGTCCATCATTGAAAAGAGACTGGCAGAGTATTTTGAAAACTACGAAATCATCAAGCAATGATTACAGAACTGTATGAGAAAATAACGGAGGCCCTCCGGGACGTGGGAGGGTGCCCGGGACTGATACACCACATTGACCTGTGGAACCAGAATGTAGAATTCATCGACCAGGATGATCCCTGGGACAGGCCGGCAGTCTTCGTTGAATTCGGGGAGATCATCTGGGATGCGCTCAAGGGCCCGGAGAACTACATGAAGGGCAAGGGTGAAGTCCTGCTGCATATCGTGACCGACTGGAAAGGCTCAGCAGCGGACGGGAGTCCTGCCCGGGAAGAAACCCTGGAAGACTATGACCTAGTGAACCTGGTCTATCAGAAAATGATGGGCCTGCGTGGGACGACCTTCCGGAACGTGAATCTATATCGCACCTTGGTCAACCACAATCACCAGGAGATACTGGAGAACATCGAGGTGTACCAAGTGACTTACGAGAGGAGGCTGGGGAGATGAACGTGTTAGTTAGGTTTGTCGATTCCCTCCAGCAAGAACAGCCTGAAGCGGAATTGGAAATAAAAGGGAGAAATGAGCGATGGCTAAATTTATAAAGATTAGAACAATAACCGACCGCGAAGAGGTTATAATCAATACAGATGACATCTCCAACTTGCATGAAATGATTGGTCCTCAAGGCCCGGAAGCCCGCCTGAAAATGAAAAGCGGAGATGTCCTTTACATTGAATTCGAGAGTTATCTGGAGCTAAAGAATGCGCTAGTCTGATAAGGAAACCGGTCGCCTGATGGGCGGCCGGTTCTCTCGTTAGCTGTCAAGTTTGGTGAATTTGACTTTCATAAAGTTGGTATGGAATAAAAAAAGTATTATCTTTGATGCGAGGATTGATTGGGCTTCTCATAAGGGCTTTTGCCCGACGGGAAGATTTTCAATCCTTTTCTTGTTTTATCCTCATGGTATAAACCATTTTATCGGCCTGGTCTTTCACTTTGCACTGGACCGTCACCCCATCGACAACAGCTTCATAAACCAAGAAACCACAAGGGTGATGTATGCCTGGTTCTATCCCAACCAGGGTTGCAGAGGGGAGCCAGAGATCAATCTTGGTGGCCAGTTCCATCGTTTCACCCAAACGACCACGCTTGGCATTCTGAGAGAATGTCTTGGAAAAGAACCCCTTGCTCACAATCAGGTTTCTCCCGTTATTGTCCACAACCAACCTCTTTGCCTTTTGCCCGGTCGGAAGGGTCGTTTCAGGAAGATGCCTATCGGCCCATTCCTCGCTTGCCTTCCGAATTCTGATACGGTCTTGGTCTGTCAGCGCGGCAGTTGATTCTTTCCTGGCCATGGAGCGGATGAGAGGGCAAGCCTGGCATAGTTGGTTCGGGGCGAGATCTGCGCCCAGTTCCAGTTTCCGCGTGCAGGTATTACAATCCCTGATGGTGTAGGGGTTGTAGTCAGGGAAGGTCTTGCCCTGCTTGCCGGAGTTGAAACGGAACATCCCTTTAGTGTCCTTCGCAAGGGCCTCCTGCCCGCGTCTCAGGGCATCAATCCGGTCGGTGACGGGATATTTGTCCTTGAGGACCTGGACGACCGTACAGCGGCAGTTCCAGCCGTTCGGCGGGTAATACTCATCCCAGAAGGGGTCTGACGGCGGGAGGGTGACACCATGGAGGGCCGCGTGTTCCGGGCGGACCTTGTCATCGCCGGCAGTCCGGTACTGGAGGTTGTAGTCGTCCCCGTCCTTCTCAATATCTTCCCACTTTGCTGCCATCTCGGCCGATGCCTCAGCATAGTTGTACTCCGCCCGGAGGTAATGCCGGTTGTAGGTCTCGTCGATGGATTGAACATCGCTCAAAAAGCGCTCAAACGGCTTTCTCTCGCCGTTCTCATCCAGGAGTGAGGGGAAGGCCTCGTTCAGTTCATGGAAGGTCTTCATCCCCGAGAAGATCCAGTCGGATTCCTGAAGCCGGGAGCGCATCCTGTCGGACATGCCCACCTTTTTGAACGCGCTGTCCAAGACTGAAGCGTGTGCATCGATGAAACCGGTGACAGCGGGATCCTCAAGAAGTTCTATTCGCAGGGACGCCCCTTCTTCCTTGAAAAGGGCCTTCATCATCCTGGGATAGTTCGCGTCCAAGTTGGCCATTCTAAGATCCTTTAGCGAGAAGCCATTCTTCTCGAAGAATCCTTCAAACAGGCCGATTTCTCTTTCATTCATTTCCTTGTGCAGCGGACCGAAATATGCGGAAACGCACTCCGCCCAGTATTCATCCGGGCTGGTTGTCGCATAGTATCCAAGGGCGTTCCTAAGATCTTTTGAGAAAGCGTGGTCGAGTTCGCCTCTTGACAGGAAGTACTTTGTGGCAATAGTGTGTCCTAGTTCATGGTCAACCGTAGCCCTCACATAGTCATCCCGATCTGCTACGGCTCGGTATCGGTATCCATATTTTTTCTGGAATTGTTCCAGTTTTTCGTAAACCTTATCCGGGGTGCGGAGAAATGCCGTCGAGATTGAGAATTCCTTGCCATCCCGGCTGACCGATGCATCAGCATTTCTTTCAGTTGACTTTTTGAACGTGCTGAACTTTGGCAACTTGTAGAGTTCCATCCGTTCCTCCAACTGATAGAGAATTGGGGTAAGATTGGCAAGGTCCGATTTCTTGAATTCAAAGTCCACATTCTCGGCGATGTGCTCAAGAATGAAAGCCTTTGCATCTTCAATTGTCTTGATACGCTCGTGGACATCCTTCCCTTTTGCGAGGTTCATCCGCCTGCCCAGAATGTGGCCGTATCTCCGGTGCAGCCCCTCGTAGTCGGAGGGGCTCAGTCGAAAAAACCCGGGCGGGCGTTATTCTGGGTCTTGCCCTTGCCGTCATCTTTCCCGGAAGGTCCCGGCGGCGTGAGCGGGTCCCGTCGGCGATCACCTACGGGCATACCGTACTTGTCCTCGAAATAACTGCCCTCGACCTCGTAGTTGTTCAGGACCATCTCCTCGAAGGCCTTCTGCTGCTCCGGCGTGTAGTCCACCGGATCGTCCCAGTCGAAACGGAGCCCCTTGACGGGGAAACCGAACTTCGCCATCTTCGGGATCAGCTGGTCGTTGACCATGTCCCGGATCGAGTCGGCGATTTCATAGATGAGGTTGTCCAGGACCTTGAGGTGCACCTGGCTCTGGGAGAGGCTGGACCCGTCCTCGATGGTCATCGTGACCTGTAGGATGAGTTTGGAGAGTTCGGAGTTCGCCCGTTCCACGCGCTTGTCATAGACGTTGAAGGCGTCTCCGCGGGAACTCTCCTTGAGCTCAATCTCCGCGTCGGAGGGAAGGACCGCATAGGCCTTGTACCCCATGGTCTCCATCATCTTGGCCATCTCATCGATGTCCTTCTGGTCGCGGCTGGTGGTCTTGGCCACGCGGATCGGAAGACCGAACATCTCGGCGAAGGCGTCCCAGAACGCCAGGGCGTATTTCTTCGGGATGGTCTGGATGGCGGCCTTGAGATACAGGCCCAGGTCATCCGGCGCGCCCATTTCGATGAGCCAGTCGGAGTAAGGCGGCTCCCTGTACGGGACGCCGGTCTCCCAGTTCCCGCCAGGGAGAGGCGTCACGCGGCCGTACTCCGGCACCACGTGCTTCCTGGGGACCAGCTCCACGCCGTTAAAGGTCATCAGCCCGTCTTCCCGGGTGGTGACATCGCCCAGCTGGATGAGGGAGTGCCCCCAGTACCGGGCCTGGAGGGCATAGCGGACCAGCTGCTTGAACCAGGCGGTCTCGAAGTATTTCAGCGCCTCCTCATCGGCGTCCCCGTCCGGCTTGGTCAGCTTGAATGCCTTGCCCATGATGAAGCCCTGCAGCTGCCCGACGCATCCGGACAGGTGCAGGTCCAGTTCGACGTCCCGGTAGATGTCATAGAGGCGCTGCCGGTTGGGCTGCAGGACATTGATGGCCGCCTGTTCGGCGAGCCGCCATTCGGAGAGGTCCCGCTTGGCCAGTAGGTCGGTCGAACGTTGGATGTCGATGACGACCTTCTGGAGTTTCTTCCGGCCGGACTTCTTGTTCAGGTCGATTTCCGTACCGTCCTTGAGGCGGAGGGTCGCCGGGAGATCCAGCCCGGAAAGGAGTTCCATCCCGGTCGAGGCGACGTGCCCGGCGAAGAGTTTCTTGAATGAGTCGATGATTGGCATGGGTAGGCGGTTTAATAACTGTTGTCGACGCACGGTTCGGATCCGTAGCGGATGGACGGGGCGGCGCTGTTGCCCTCCTCGTCGAGGGCTTCGGGCAGATCCGGGAGGACGGTGCCGTCCTGGACCTTCTTGAGCCATTCCAGGGCCTTCTCGTACCGTTCCTTCCGGATGGCCATACCCATCTGATTCGGGAGGGAGGAGGACATGTGATAGAGCGCGATGTCGCAGGCGTACATCAGCAGCTGCCGGTTCCGCTCGGCCCCTTCCTTCGAGAAGATCTTCCCGCAGTCAAACTTGGGCCTGAGATAGCCGGATATCTCTTCGATGGCTTCCGCTTCCGCGTTCGCCCGGTTCTCCGGGCTTGCCTGGGCGACCACCTTCAGGGCGGGTTCGCCGATGACTACCCTGTAGTCGTTTTCCTCTATGAACATATCAGATCTCCGTTATTTGCAGGCCTTGCGATAAACAGGGCGGTTTTCTCGATGTCCTGGATGGTCGTGCCGCCCTTGAAGCGATGCTGTTTGATCAGGTCCTTCAAAACCTTCTTGGGGGCGACCTTGAGTTTTCCGTTCAGCATGAACACCAAATAGGTCATATTGAAGAGGCGGGCCAGTTTTTTGGCCTCGCGGACCTTCGCCTTGTAGCGCCCGGCCCAGATGCAGTCCTTGATGAGTTTGAGCATGTCAGTATATGTTTTTGGCAGAGGGGCGGTCGCCCATCCGCGGAGTGAACCTTGATTGCCGGCCTGTTTTCTGGAGATACCAGATGGCGCCTTCATCGGCGTCGGGGGCATCGTCATGAGCGCTGCTGCCCTTCTCCAGGGCGAGCGTCTGGTCGATGCCGTTCTGCATGTCGGGGGTGCCTTTCAGATCCTCATTGTAAAACACGAATCCGCGCTCCCAGAGCGGGGAGATGTCGGTGATCCGCTGGAGCTTGTCGGGTTTCTTCCGATAGTCGCCGGAGATGGGAAGCTGGTACCCGCGCCGTTCTCCCTCGGCCTCGAACTCGTCCAGGATCGTGTCCTGGAGGAAGTTGGCCTCCATGTAGAACCGGACGGAGGCGTCTTCTGGAAGGCTTTCGTACAGGTCGTACAGCCACCGGACCATCTCGCCGGTGGTACACTGGCGGACGAACGTATTGATGAGGTGGAGTTCCTTCCCCTTCTTGCCCCACATGCGGCAGGCCTTGTAGTCGTTGGACGTCTTGGGCTTCCAGGAAGGGTCGGTGTAGCATACGATGGCGTCGTACTGGCGGAGCGGGAGGCATTTCTTGTAGCGGATCCACTCGTTCCGGAAGATGGTGCCCTCGACGATGGGGTTGTGCATCATCTCCTTCTGGAAGGAACGGTACCCGACGAACTCCTTGTAGGCTTCGACCTCCTCCCTGGTCCATTTCTCCTTCCAGGTGGGGTTTCCGTTCTTGTCCACGGCATACACGGTGGACACGAAGACGCCCTTCTTGGCGGACATGTTGGCGAGGACGGAGTCCTTTGCGATGAGGTTGCCCACCATGATGAACCGGCCGCGCCCGACGTCCAGGGATCCGAAGAGGGCGTCCGTCACCCAGTCCGTCATCTCCTTGACGCGGGAGGGGTTCCGGCAGAGCTCGTCGTCATCCAGGTCATCGATGACGATGTAGTCCGGGCGCTCCTCCCTGTTCCGGAGGCCTCGGGGGGACTGCCCCCGCCCGCAAGCGAGGAAATGGGTGCCGCCTTCGGTGGTGAACTCGCCCTCCGTCCAGTCGCCCAGGGACTTCTGCGTCCCAAAGTCGGCGAGGATCCGCTGGTTGAACTCCAGTTCGGCCTGTATGTCCGACAGCAGCCGGACGGCGGAGTCCTCCGACTTGCCGACGACGACCATGAAATGGATGAGGGGTTTTGCCTGGAACATGAGCCACAGTGGGACGAAGATGTCCATGTGGGTCGATTTGGCGTGGCCTCTGGGCCACTTGAAGACCGCCTTGAGATTCGCGGTCTCCTTGATCTTGCGCGCCGCCTCGTTGTGGAACGGGGCGTTGTGGATTACGCGGACCACCTCGCCGGTGGTCTTGTCTTTCAGCCCCAGGAAGTGGGGGAAGTAATACTCGCAGAACGCGGCGTAGTTCTTCCGTAGCCGGGCGATGCGCCTGTCCCGTTCCACGTCCGTCTCCTTGGCGAGGACGGTCGTGTCGGTGAATGACTGGACCCTCTTGCAGTGCTCCCGCCATTCCTCGTAGATCTTCCGTATTTCGGCCTGGGTCGCCATCGCCTACTTCCCGCCTCCCATCTGCTCGATGATGTACTTATCCTGGTACCGGTTGATCGCCTTAATCAGTTCCGGGGTGACCTCCGGGTCTGTCAGGGAGCGGTACTCGAGCCATTTGGAGAAGGCCATGAACACCTCGATGGCATCGACCACGTTGGCCTTGCGGTCCAACTTCTCGATGACGGAGGAGAGCTTCGCCAGTTTGTCGCCGAGGCCGGCGATGAGGGTGGGGTCCTCTGAGGCGTTCACCTGGTCGATGAGGGTGTTGATGGTTGCCAGGAGTTTGTTCACCAGTTCAGGCCTGGTGATGTTCTTTGCGGCCCGGGCTTCCTTCCAGCCGTCGGCCGCGGCCCACCGTGAGACGGCCTGCCGGGATACCTCCAATTTGTCGGCTATGGCGTTCATCTCCATCCCGGAGAGGTACAGCTGCCGGGCGATGGATTTCTTGTTCTCGGATTCCTTTTTCGTCATGATCACTCGTATTGTTCGGGACAAAAATGCCGACAGTCAGGCGGTTCCGCAAAAAAGTGTGCAATGATTGCACAGAAGTATGCAATGGTTGCATAGAAGTGTGCAACGGTTGCACACTTTTTTTGAAGTCCCTTTTTCCCTGTATAAAATTGCGGCGTACAAGCCCCTGAGGGCACCATCAAAACGATTTTATAATGGGTAAAAGAGTACGCATCTCAAACGAGATCCTGAACAGTTACGGCACCTGGATCGTTACGGCCGGAATGGACATCGCCCAGTACCAGCGCAACCCCGTCCTCCTCAAAATGCACCAGAGGGGGGTGGTCATCGGCTTTGTGAAGGACATCCGGAAAGATGGCGGCAACGTTACCGGCGAACTGGAGTTCGACGAGGCGTCCCCGGAGAGCATCCAGGCGAAGAAGCAGTTCGAGTTCGGCAGCCTGAGAATGGTCAGCGCCGGTATCGACATCCTGGAGCTGTCTGAGGATACCGCCCTCCTGAAGCCGGGGCAGACCCGGCCGACCGTCACCCGGAGCAAGCTCGTCGAGGTGTCGGTGGTGGACATCGCGAGCAATGATGACGCCCTGGTCCTGTCCAAGGACGGCGTCCGGCTGGAACTCGGGAAGGACGGCAGCAACCCGCTTCCCATGATTGGCAACAAACCCCATAAAACAACGAATATGGAACTTTCCAAACTGGCCCTCGAACTGGGCCTTCCCGCCACGGCCACCGAGGCCGAAGTCATGGCGAAGATCGCGGATCTCAAGGCCGCGAAGCAGGAGGCAGACACCCTCCGCACCGAAAAGGAACACCTGACCCTGTCCGCCATCACCCAGGCCGTCGAAGCCGGCATCGAGCAGAAGCGGATCCCGGCCGACAAGAAGGACCACTTCATCGCCCTGGGCAAGACCGCCGGTCTCGAGACCCTCAAGACCACCATCGCTGCGATGACCCCGGCACAGAAGGTGACCGCCGTCCTGAACCGCGGCGTCGCCGTGGAGCAGCCCGGCGCCTACAAGAAGCTCAGCGAGGTCCCGGCCGACAAGCTGGAGGCCTTGCGCAAGGAGGACCGCGAGACGTACATCGCCCTGTTCAAGGCCGAATACGGCTTCGCCCCGTCCTTCAAGGAAGAAGAGTAATCATCAACCCTCATCAAAACATGAAAAGATTCTTAACCCTTTGCAGTGCGCTCCTGTTCAACGCCATTGTAGGAGCGGCCATCGCCCTGGGCGCCGGCTTCAGCCCGGTCGTGGGCGTAGTGGGGGCCGAGGTCGTCGCCTCCGTCCCCGCCTTCTTCGCCGAGGCCCCGGCCTCCGGCATTCTCCGTGCGGGTGTCTTCCGCGAGCTCTGGACCGGCGAGATGGTCAAGTCCCTCCGCGGCGGCCTCGAACACACCTGGTTGGACGGCATCCCGGATTACTCCGCGGCGGTCGAGAACGATGTGATCCACCTGGTGGATATCGTGGGTGATCCCGACGTCCTGGTGAACAATACCAATTACCCCATCGCCATCCAGGCGCTGACCGACACGGACAGCTCCATTTCCCTCGACAAGTTCCAGACGAAGGCCACCCCCATCACCGATGACGAACTGCACGCGCTCTCCTATGACAAGATGTCGCGCGTGATCGAGTCCCACAAGAACGCCATCGAGGACGCGAAGTTCGCAAAGGCCGCCTGGAATTTCTGTGCGGCCTCCAATACGGCCACGACCCCGGTCCTTGCAACCTCCGGCGCCCGCGACGCGAACACCGGCCGCAAGGCGATGACGCGTGCGGACCTGATCGCCATGAAGGCCGCGATGGACAAGCTGGGCGTCCCGGCGAAGAACCGGCGTCTGGTGCTCTGCTCCGACCACGTGAACGACATCCTGGGCTGGAGCGAGGAGTTCGTCCGCCAGTACAACCTGGACAACATCAACGGCAAGGTCGGCCGCCTGTACGGCTTCGACATCTATGAAGCGGCGGAGAACCCCCTGTACACCACGGCCGGCGCCAAGAAAGCCCTCGGTGCCGCCGCCGATACCGGCGAGTTCAAGTGCTCCTTCGCTTTCTACACCCCGCGTGTCTTCAAGGCCAGCGGCTCCCTGGTGCCTTACCTCAGCGAGGCCAGGAACGACCCGCAGAACCAGCAGAACCTGGCGAACTTCCGCCACTACTTCATCGCGAAGCCCAAGAAGGCTGATGCCGGCGTCGTGATGCGTAGCGCCTACGCGGCCTCCTAAACCTAACCGACTCTCTTTGCTATGGGAAGGCTCCGGTATCTGGTCATCCACTGCACCGCAACCCCGGCCGGGCGTGAGGTGAAGGCCTCCGACATCCGTCGGTGGCACACCTCCCCCGAGCCGGAGGGCCGGGGCTGGAAGCAGGTCGGGTACACGGACATGATTCACCTGGACGGGACCGTTGAACGGCTCGTGGACAACAACGAGGACGCGAACGTCGATCCCTGGGAGATCACCAACGGGGCCAAGGGCTACAACAGCGTAAGCCGTCACATCGTGTATGTCGGGGGGCTGGAAGCCGTCACCGACAGCCGGGGCAGGATCCGCGCCAGAAAAGACAAGAATGGCCATACGATCGCCCAGGACACCCGGACGGAAGAGCAGCTGGAAGCCATGACCGACTACGTGAAGTCTTTCCATAAGCGGTTCCCCGGTGTCCGGATCATCGGGCACAACGAAGTGGCGGCGAAAGCCTGCCCCTCGTTCGATGTCCAGGAGTGGCTCCGTTCCATCGGGATAGTACAGTAATCAACGATGATCTCCGAGATGAACGATATCCTCCTTGCCCTGATTGCCATCGTGGCTTCGCCGCTGACGGCCTGGCTCACCTCCGTCCTGATGAAGGCGAAGGCGAACCAGGAGGTGGCTTTGCTGAAGGCCGAGGTCGAGCAGATGAAGGCGGACGTGCGGTCACGTGAGCTGGACAATGACCGGAAGGCCATCGAGACGATGATGGACCTTGTCGTGAATCCGCTCCGCCGGGAGATGGAGTCGCTCCGGAGAAAAATGGACCGTTTGACCCATGCGATCGAGAAGATTCCTTCATGCCCTCATTCTGACAACTGCCCTGTCTCTCGCGAGTTGCAGCGCAATGCTGACCCGGAGCCGCGAGAGCCGCTCCCTCCAAGAGGCAAGGGCGGTGGCAGAAGAAACCGCAAGGATCCGGGAGGACCTGATGTCCATCCGGGAGGAGATAAGGATCCTGGAGACGATTTCGTCCCGGAGGACTGAACGGAGGGACTCGGAGGCCGTCGAGACCGTGACGGAGCGGTTCGACACTTCCGGCCACCTTTTATCCAGGACTACCGAGCGGCGGGACAACCGGTCCAGGACCACACAGGATGATACCCGGCAGATCCATTCCGTCAGCCGTTCCGACAGCCTGGGTGCGGTCGGGATGCAAGTGGACAAAGAGATTCTTGAAGCTGAGGAATCGAAGAATGAATCAGAGGCTATCCAGAAGGAGGAGCCGGTCGGGCAGAAAGGCCTTCCCTGGTGGCAGAAAACCCTGATGTACTGCGGAGGAGCGGCCCTCCTTTGGGCCATCTTCCGGCTATTCGGCCCCCGTTTGAGGGGCGTTTTAACAGCGATTGAAACCCTATTAAAGATCAAGTGATATGTACGTAAACGGAAATGACCTCCTGGTCTATGTGAAGACCGGTTCCGGCAACAACGTGTCCCGCAAGGCCATCGGCCACTGCACCACGCACACCGCGACGTTCAGCACCGAGACGAAGGACGTGGCCGTGAAGCCGGCCGCCAACCTGGTCCGTTCCACCGCCGGCCTGTACAAGAGCAAGCGGATCACCGGCCTCGCTGTCCAGGTGAAGTGCAGCGGCCTCTGCTTCTATGACGAGGCGGAAGGCGGCTTCAAACACATCCTCTCCAAGTGGGCAGCCGGCGAACCCGTCGAGCTGGAGCTCTTCGAGCGCCCGGCAGAGGGCGGCACCATCGAACCGTATTGCACCGGCGCCTTCGTGATCTCCTCACTGGAGAACACCGCCCCCGCCGGCGACGACGCTTCCTACGACGCCACGTTCGACAACGACGGCGCCGTGACCGTGGATGAAACCAAGCTCTCCCTGTAATGAACAAGAGGATCCTCATCAATGGAACGCGGTACCCCGTCAGGATGACGATGGGTGCCCTTCTCAAGTTCAAGCAGGAGACGGGCCGGGACGTCAGTGAGATGAAGAACACCGACGTGGCCGACCAGGTTATCCTCCTGTGGTGCATCGTCGCTGCCGCCAGCGAGGCTGACGGGGTGCCGTTCGGCTTCGGCCTGCAGGAGTTCGCCAACGCCCTGCCCCTGGACGCCCTCTCTCTCCTGGAGGATGACTCCGAAGATGACGGGGCAAAAAAAAAGACGGAGTAATCCCGGACATCGAGACGCTTCTTGGAATTGCGACGGGGTGCGTGGGGATGAGTCGGAGCGACTTTGAACGATGCACCCCTTCTGAATTCTCCTCCATTTACAAGCAGTGGAAGGACCGGGAGGACTGGCTATACAGGGAGGAATGGGAGCAGGTGAGGACGCTGGTCGGGTTCCTGCTTCCGCTGTACAATACCAAGAAGACGGCGGCCGACCTGCTGCCGTTCCCGTGGGATACCAAGAAAGAAAACGCCGTCCCGAAGGGCGGCAGCAGTCCGGAAGCATTCCGGAAGATAGTGGAGAACCGGACTACCGGAGGATGATGGGCCCTCCCTTGTCAGTCCAGATGATGTCCTTGATGATGAAGTACGTGATGATGCACGCTATGGCGAAGGCTACAAGCATCGTGATGCAGAGAACCGGATAGGCGCGGAACACATTCCACGTGGCCTTGGCCAACTCGACGATATTGCTTGATGACATCATCATAACTACCACAAATTTAAGAAAATAAATGCAAAAACCAAGCCGATGGCGAATCTGGTCAACATAAAGATCAAGGTCAACGACAACATCAAGGACGTGACGGTTAACGCCGACTCCTTGGGGAAGGCCATCGACGAGGTGACCGGCAAGACCGACAGCCTGAACACGAGCATCGTCAGGCTGGGGTCCGCCTCCCAGATCGCGGAGGCGGCCTCTTCCGCCTTCGGTCAGCTCCACGACGTGTTCAAGGGGCTCGTGGACACCTCCAACGCCCAGACGGTCGCGGAGACGCGCCTGGGCCAGGCGATGTCGAACACGATGGGTGCATCTGCGGCCGAGGTCCAGTCCATCAAGGACCTGTGTTCGGCGCAGCAGAAGCTGGGCGTCATCGGGGATGAGGTGCAGCTGGCGGCCGCCCAGGAACTGGCGACCTACCTGGAGTATTCGGACTCCCTCAAGGCCATCATCCCCGTGATGAACGACATGGCCGTCCAGCAGTACGGCCTCGGGGCCTCGGCCGAAAGCGTCACCCAGATCGCCACGATGCTCGGCAAAGTGATGAACGGCCAGACGGAGGCCCTCTCCCGCTACGGCTACAAGTTCGACGATGCTCAGAAGCAGATCCTCCTGTACGGAACGGAAGCCGAACGTGCCGCGGTCCTGGTGGACGTGGTGAGCGAATCGGTCGGCGGCATGAACGAGGCCATGGCGAAGACCCCGGAAGGGAAGATGCAGCAGCAGGCCAACGCTTTCGGGGACATGAAGGAGAGGATCGGCCAAGCCCTCCAGTCGTTGATGCCTTTCGTGTCCGGATTCAACGCCCTTGCTCAGGGGGCAACCACCGTCGCCAAATTGTCTTCGGCGTTCAAGGCTCTCTCTGAGACCACCCTGGGAGCCAAGGTGCAGTCCATCGCCCTGACCGTTTCACAGAAAGCGCAGGCGCTTGCTGCCAGGATGCTTGGCGTCGCAAATTACAATGCGGCCACCGCGACGGCCGCACTTAAGGTACAGGTCGTTGCCCTGGAGGCGGCCATGACGCTGGGCCTTACTCTCGCCATCTCCGCCATCGTCGAGCTACTTTCCCGTCTCATCGGCAAGGGCCATGAGGCGGCTGATGCTGTCGAGGAGGTGGACGAGGCGTCGGAGGCTTTCGGCCAGACCGCCAAGCAGGCCCGCAGCGAAATCGCGATGTACCAGGTCAAACTGGAAGACATCATCAAACACCACAAGAACGACGCCCAGGCGGTCGAGGAACTGAACCGGAAATACGGCGAGTCGTTCGGCTATTACAACACGGCCGAGACGTGGTATAAGGTCCTGACCGAAAAGAGCGCCGCCTATTGCCGGCAGCTGGGCTTCGAGGCCCAGGCCCGGGTATATGCCTCCCAGCTCGCCGCCCTCCAGCTGGAGAAAGACGAGAACGATGCGGCGGCGAAGCAGCTGTCGGACAGTGGCGGTGTCTGGAGGCGCGGGTTCTTCAAGAACCACCTCACGGACGAGGCCAAGGGAATCCAGGCTAATGGGGAGCGGATTGGCAAAGCGATGGCTGATGCCCAGGCCAAGTTCGATGCCTGTGTGGAAGGGATGGTCTCTGCCCAGGAAGATCTGCGCGCAGGGATGGAGGAGACCTCAGAGGTCGCTTCCTGGCAGCAGATGAGCCTGGCCCAGTTGACCAAGGCCATCCAGGACCAGAAGGGGGTGGTTGAATCCCTTGCGGGGGTTGATGAGCAACAGGCCAGGGTGGAGAACAAGCTGCTCAAGCAGATGGAAGCCCGGAAGGCCGCGCTCGAAGGCTCCTATGGGCTCGGTAATGGCTCCGGGAAAAACGGGAAGGATAAGTTTGACGGATCTAAACTGATTGCAAATGCGGCCTCCTACGAGGAGCTGGGGAACAACATCAAATACTACCAGAAGCAGCTGGAGTCTGCGAATGTCACCGACCTTGAAGCCATAGCCCTTTACCAGCGGAAGATTGCGGAGCTCCAGTCCGCTCAGGCAAACTTCAAGTTGTTCTCCTCCGCCCTGAACGGCGATCTCGGCCTTGATGAATTAGGGGGGGAGATCGACGCCGAAATGGACCGACTGTTTTCTAAAATCATCTCCGACGCCGAGAGGGCCTGGGACAAGGAGTGGGCCGAAATTACAAAGTTTGACGACCTCAAGTCCTCCGTGTTCGGCCTCGATTCCGGGCTCACGGTGGAACTCGGGGTGAATGTCCAGGGGGTGGAGTTCGCCAAGCAGCAGGTTGAGACCCTCCAGAAGATGCTCGCCGTCGCCCAGGGGGACCAGAAGGAGGCCGTCAAGGACGCGATCAAATACTGGTCCCAGTTCGCCAGGACCGAGGTTGACACCAAGACCAAGGGGGAAGCCGCCGCGTCCTCCCTCGATGCCATCTCCTCCGTTATGGGAAGCCTCTCCGGCGTGGTTGAAGGATCTGCCGGCGACTGGCTGTCCTGGGGGGCGCGCGTGATGTCATCCATCGCCGATGTCATCCCGAAACTAGTGTCCCTGGCCACCGCGAACACGGCCGTCGCCGCGACGGGAGCGGCATCCTCAGTAGCCAGCATCCCTGTTGTGGGATGGGTCATGGCCGGCGCCGCCGCCCTCGGCCTGGTGGCCACGCTCGCCTCCATCCCGAAGTTCGCTTCCGGTGGTATGGCCTACGGCCCTACGCTGGGTATCTTCGGCGAGTACGCCGGCGCCTCACGCAACCCGGAGGTTATCGCCCCGCTGGACAAATTGAGAGGGATGCTGGGGCTGGATGAAAACGCCGGTGGCGTGGATAAGGTGGAATTCTCCATCCGCAGCGACCGGCTGGTAGCGATTGTCGACAAGCGGATCAGGATGATTATGAGGAACGGATAATGGCCATGCAACTCAGATACGCCGGCGAGTTCTACGCCGTGGAAGGGACTGTCTGGAGGTGCGAAATCCTCCAGGAGGCGGATTCTGCATTTGAGTCAGTCGGCAAGCTGGTGCCATCGGTCACCGGCGCGCCGCTCGTTATCGAGTGGCCAGAACACGAACTGGAGGAACCAGTGTGTGGGAGCATCGCGACCCTGGTGCTCAATTCCCCCGGGGATAGGACTTACGAGGATTTGTACACCGTCCAGCCCGGGAGGATTCGCTTGGACGTTTACAGGGAAGGCGTCCTTTACTGGAGCGGCACCCTGGACCCGGAGACCTACGAGGAACCGTATGAGGACGGATGCAATTATGACGTGACCCTGACCTTCGCCGACTTCGGCGTGCTGGACCGGATGCCGTACGACCTGTCCGGACGGAAGACGCTGCTTGAACTGGTGACAGCGGCCCTCTCCCGCTCCGGGATCAATTGCGATACCATCGACCAGACCCTGATATCCACCACTTTCCCGGGCGGCGCCGCGCTCACGCTTGCGGACCTGTCGCTTCCCTCGGAGAATTTCTTCGACGAGGACAGCGTGGCCTCCAGCTGGCGCGAAGTGCTGGACGGGATCCTGCAGCCCCTCGGGCTCCGGATGGTGCAGCGTTGTGGGAAGATCTGGGTGTACGACTTGAACGGGCTGTATACCATCCCGGCAGCAGTGCGGGCCCTGGAGTGGGACGGGGCCGGTTCGACCTATGGAACCCCGCCTGTGTACAACGACATAAAGGTGACATTCTCGCCCTATTCAAAAGCCAAACTGAGCCCCGATTTCGAGTACGGGGATGTCGCTGACCCCGCCCTTACGAATCTGACCACAACGGCCGGTTCCCCGGAGCGCTACTCGTTCTACGCGGACTATGATCCTGCGCACCGGGTCGGTTATTCCTGGGACTACGACAACATCGACTTCACGATCTTCCTGTCCAACGATCCGGCGAAGTGTACCGGCCTTGCATCCAAGGGGCCGAGTAACCGGTTCTTCAAAATCGTCCCGCTCCTGGGCGGGTCCGAGGTCGAAGGTGTAGCTGTGGGCTTCCGGAAGAACCAGCACTCCAATATGACATCATCCACGCCAATCGCCGGCATCAACCCGGGAAGCCACCCTGGCTCCGTGGCCATGACCACGAAGCGGATGTACCTGCCCGCACTGGGCGCGGACGACCAGGAGCAGAACTATGTCCGGATTGTCATGGAGATGCTCGCCGACCCGCGCTACAACCCTTTCGAAGACGCCCCGGAGGACGGAGAGGGGAACGAGAATGCCAACTACAAGGAGTTCGTGAGTTGGGCCCAGCAGGCGTTCGTCCCGGTGGCCATCGTCCTATACGATGCGGCCGGGAACGCCCTGTATCACTACACGAACAGAAGCATCACGTCCCACGGTTCCCCGGCTAACACCGTAGCGGGGTGCGCACGGAGAAAGTCCGGAAGCGCCACCATCGACGGCTGGGTGTCCGGCGACGCCTCCTTCGGCGACGCCTGGCTCTCCTACTACGACTCCGACCTTGACATCATAGAGGGGCAGGGCTGTCTGGGCTTCAAGGCCAACAGGCAGAACTTCGGCAAACCTTGGACAGAAGGTCGGCAGGCCTCCAAGCGGAAGAAATACTACAAGGACCTCACCGAGACGAAACGGGACTGGTGGTTCTTCGAGTCCTTCAAGAAGGTCCCGGACGGACAGTTCATCCCGTATCCTCCGGTCGGCGGCTACCTTGAGATCCGGGTGTATAACGGCGTCTATATCTTCGATGACACCGACACCTTCAACACCGACGCTTCCGCGAGCGGGTTCGCCCAGCAGGGCATGTATGATAAGCTCCGCTGGCTCCTGTACAAGGTGCCGGAGGTGACGGTTGTCAAGCGCACCTTGACCTTCGATGAGTCTGAAATCGATGACGTTGAATACTCGGGGGTGGCCAATGCGAACGCAAAGGAGGATCTTGCGCTGGAAACCATCTGCGGGACTGCCCTGGCGGTCTGCCCGACGGCCAAGGGGGTCTACCTCCGGAACTCGAACGGCCAGCAGATCCAGACGCTGACCAGGGCTGGAAGGACCGACCATCCGGAGCAGCTGCTTATCGGCACCCTGTACAGCCAGTATGCGGAGCGCAAGGTGTCCCTTTCCGGGGAGATCCGTCTTGATCCGGGAGGCCTGTCCCTCTATTCGGACGGGGCCCAGCCCGCTGACAGGAAGTTCCTGCTCAAGAAGGAGCGCCAGGACATCCGGCTTGACTGCTCCGAGATCATTGCCGTGGAGATCCGTCCGGATGAATATACAGGTGTAGAATCATAACAAGATGCCGGAAAGACAATACATACAGAGCGCAGTCAACCGCACGGCCCGCCCGAGGTCCAAAAGGCTTCGGAGGCTGGGTGGGGCCATCGTTTCCACTTCGACTTCCGTTTCCGAAGCCTGGCACGATTCATCTGGAGGAAACCATGTGCACGCTAACCTGGACGACCTGAATATGATCACGGTCGATGACGGTTACATCTACCTGACTGACGAGGTCGTGGACGAGACCACCGGCGATATCACGTATGAAACATCGAAGATCAAAGCCGGTTATGCCGATGTCGCTCTAGCCAATACAGACGGCTACACTTTGGATTGGTTCATCCCGACAACAGTGAACGGGGCCCTGACCCTCAAGCTCAACCCGAAATACGTTGGCCTTTGGGCGTCGGGCTGGATTACTTCTGGCGGCATTGGCTCTGGAGGTGGTGGTGGTGGCGGGGCTGCTTACCTGTCCGAACTTGGAGACGTATCCCTTGGAACGCTTGCGAATGGAAACATTCTTACCTACAACGGTACTTCCTGGGTGAATGCCCCACAATCCTCCATTACGCCCGACCTCACAGGCTACGCTACGCAGAACTGGGTCACTGGCCGGGGCTACATCACGTCCGAAAGTGACCCTGTTTTCAGCGCCTCGGCCGCCGCGGGTATTACCTCGGCTGATATCTCAAACTGGAACGCAAAGACTTCCAACACCGGTACCGTTACTTCCATCACCCTTAACCAGGGAGAGGGTATTGTCGTGACGAATTCCGGAACGGCAATCACCACATCGGGCACCAGGACTATCCGGCTGTCGGCTTCATATCAAAACCAGATCGCCCACGGGGAGACCGCTTACGGGTGGGGAAACCACGCCGACGCGGGCTATTTGACGGAGCACCAGCCCTTGGATGACTACGCACTGAAGACCGGCGCCTCGACCTACAACTTTCTTGTGAACACGCTGAAGTTCTCTCTCGGCACTTTATCCGCCCAGAACTACAGCATCAGCGCCGTCTCGAAGCCTCGCCTCAAGTGGGTCTACACCTACGAAGACCCGCTGCAAGTTGGCAACCCTCTCGTGACCGAGACGAAATACCTGGCCTACCGGGACGAGATTCCGACGTCGCTCAAGTGCCCTTACAAGCTGACGTTCGGTACGAAGACCTACGACGGGTCGGCGGCCCGGACCATCGCGGCTTCCGACCTCGGAGCGCTCACGGCACATCAGACGGTGACGCTTGCTGGCGGAACGAACAATGGAACGCTGAAACTCACGACGGCCGCCGGAACGGTGGACAACATCGCCGTCACCGGACTCGGATCGCTGGCCTACAAGTCCGGCCTCGTGAAGACTGACATCCCGGCGCTGGACTACCTGCCCCTGACCGGCGGCGATATTTCCGGCGACATCTTCCACACGGTCGAAGAGGCGGAGGAAGGCTCCGACGAGGTCGTCGTCAACGAGCTCTGGCGCATCGCATCGGACGGCGCGGCCTCGTTTAATTCGCTTTCCGCGAAGTCCATCTCCTTGGGCGGCGGTGTCCTCACCTGGGATGCCAGCGCCCGCGCCTGGAGGCTCGCCGGAAACCTCTACGCCACCGGCTACATCACCTCCGGCGCCGCCAACCCTAACAACTGACGCCCTATGGCACACGCTAACGGAAAGATATACGTCGACAGGTCGGTGGATCCTCCCATCGGCATCGACGCCCGCGGGGATGTCGGGGCCGTCCTCCAGCGGAGCACCGGCGACTGGGGCCAGCTGTGCGGCGACGTGGACAAGAACGGCGCTGACGTGAACAAGGTGAACGTCCACTCAGTCCACAAGCCGGTCCGGTCGCCCCTGAAGGGCGGGACGGAGCAGGAGATCAAGGTGCCGGCGAAGTACGGCTTCAGGATTGACACTAAGGCGGCAGGGTCCAGCACCCTGTCCTTCGTCCAGCAGCTCCGGAGCCAGGGTGCGGGCTACGCCCACTGGGGCTGGAACAAGCCCAGGGGTCTGGAGACCTATGCCGAGGACTACAGGATCGACGACTTCGAGGGCTACCGCCACGGCCAGCTCCCGTACAGGACGCCCGCCTTCCTCACCCGCTTGGCGGCCAGTGCCATCACCATCAACGGCGGCCAGCCGCTGTCCGTGGAGATCGCCCGTCGCTCCACCAAGACCGAGGTCCTGACTTCCACCCCCTTCGCCCTCAATGACGCCTACGATGTCACCGTCCTGGTGACCATCGAGGACCCGAACCCGGAGAGCGCCGCGTCCTATATGAATTGGGACGTCGATGGTGACTTCCAGATCAACCTCATCGACGCCAGCGGCCGGGTGGTGGACACCGACTACCAGACCGGCTTCGGCATCAAGACCGGCAACCTCCCGCAGACCATCTCCCTGCACTTCGAGGGCTGGCACTCCCTGGAGGGCTACACCGGCCCCTTCCGCATCCAGTACCGCCTTCACATGGCGAACAACACCTACTTCTACAACGGTTCCAGCGACGAGTATGTTCCGGTCACCCTGAAGATCGACACCGTCTACGCCGCGACGCTTACGATGTCGAAGACCGGCCAGGACGGCGTGGTCGTGCGGCCTGGCGGCATGGAGGCCGAGTGGAGGGAGAATGGCTACCGCGCCCGGGAGGCTGTCTTCGGCGCGAACGCATCCTGGCCCATCGCCGTGGTCGAGGTGTACAACGGAAGCGCCACCCAGCGGAAGATCTGCCTGGTGCCGAGCTCCGGCTTCATCTCCTTCGAGCGCATCGGTATCACCATACGGCCTCGACAGGCTACCAACGCGAAGGATGTCATCGTCTACCTGCTGTATGGAAACTACCAGCAGATCTTCCCGAACGTGCAGAACCAGGTGGACTACGGCGACCTCTCGCTGGCCGATGCCTGCGTCCTGATCTGCGCCCCGAATTGCTACAACGAACTCGGCATCATCCCGGAGGATCCGGCGCCGATGGTCGTCTACCAGGACGACTTCTACAGCGGGACGATGACCTGGACTGACGACACCTCCACGGAACTTCACGCGCCGAACCAGACCGGCTTCGTGACTTCGGGCAACGGCATCAAGGCCTTCGCCCTGAACTGGGGCTTCTACATCGAAAACATCCCGGTCCCCATGCCCGTCACGGTGACGATGGACGTGTACAACGGCGACGACGAGCTCGTCGAGACGGTCGTGCGGGAATACACGGCGCCGGCCGGGAACTGGAGCGCCATCGTGGACCTCGTGGCAAACAAGGGCATCGGAGGCTATATGGTCGATGAGGTCTACATAAAGATAAACATCGAGGCGAACGGCGACGTGTACTACCTGAACATCTTGAACCAGACGCTGTCGAAGACCGACCCCGGCGCCTTCTACATTGGAACAAACCCGTCATAAAATCGAATACTATGCAGCAGAAAAACACCGAAACCAACAAAACCCGGCTCCTGAAGGGGGCGAAAGTCATTCTTATGCTCATCTGGGCGATCTCTACTTTCTGGACGTTCTCCGTGGTGATGACCGCGGCGAAAACCCCGGAAGAACTGGAGGTCGGCACGCTCCAGGTCGTCGTGGCAGGCATCATGCTCGCCTTCAATTCCGTCGCTCTTTTCCGCGTAGGGAAACGAATCTGGGACGAAATGTAATCAGGCCATGAAGAAAATCGAAGTACAGAACGCGGTGAACGCCTTCGGGCGCATCCCTGTAAACAAGGTCAAGAATGACCAGATTCGCTTCACCCTCATTGGCGACTATCGAAAGCTGCGGAAGGTCTCCCGGGATATCGAGCAGGAACGGGCCGACATCGTGGAGAAGTTCCGGGAGGACTTCGCCGACGAGATGCTGGACGTCCAGGTCCTCCGCGAGTCCGGCAGGCCGGTGACCGACCACGACGAGTTCCTGCGGGCCGAGGCCACCATGAACCGGATCATCCAGAAGATGTTCCAGGAGGACGTCGCCGGGGACCTCGACATCGTGAAGGTCTCCATGGACGACTTCGTGAAGGCCGTAAAGGACGGCGAGTACACCTTCGAGGATCTTTCTGCCTTGGACGGGATCATCCTTGAGTAGCGATCAAACCCTCTTAAAAAGGCGATCAAATGCATAACGAACGATTTCAAAACGACAGGCATTTCATCTGGTATTTCTATTACAAGGATGAGTCGGCCACCCCTTTCATTTTGGAGGGGAAGGATCTCGCCCTGGAAGTCCAGGTTGGCCTGACGCGAATCCCGATAACGGAGTATTCCGTTTCCGGGAATACGATAGACTTCATCTTCCGGGGAAAGGACCAGAAGCGTCCTGCCCCGATTGTAGCGACCCTCTATATCAACAAAGGCAAGGATGACATGATGGCCATTGATGTCCTTGCCGGCGGCATGACCCCTCACAGTGATATGGGCGAATGCATTGGACATACCGGGACGAAGACAACTGGCAATACCGTGACCTCGTTTATCGGTGAATGGATCGATGAACGACTCATTCCCGCCGGGATCGCACGGACGCCCGATGTGAAGAGAATACAGGATGAGCTGAGTGAACGTTGTGACAGGCTTCAGGAAGCCGCTCACTGGTCTGATGGATTCATCTGGAAAGATGGCCTCATTTGGCGTGAATAACAACCTTTAACAGAATAAAACATGGAGAAAAGAAAGATTACTGATTCATGGAATGGTCTTGGATATCCGGAGGTGTCGGATCTCATCCGGGAAGCATTTGCCGACGTTTATGCGAAGCTTGGGGACGGTGCCTATGTGGAAACGACCTGGGCGGAGCTCAAAGCACTCAGGGACAATGCTGAGCTCAAGGCTGGGACCTTCTATCGGGTTACTGACTATGTGGCTACCACAACCCAGGAAAACACTCGCAGTGCAGGGCACGCCTTCGACTTGCTTCTGCTGGCCACGGCCACTGATGCGTTGTCTGAGGATGCCATTGCCGTCCTCCACGAGGGGGACTCTTATTTCTCAGCAGCTGGTGCCCGGCTCGGATCCTGGTCCATCAAGTACAGCTTGGACAACAGTGACCGATTTGCCTGGGCCGACGTGGAAAACGGCAAGGGCGTAATCTGGTGGATGCGCGACGAATGGGGCAATGAAGCCCCGTATGACTTCAAGGGCATCCAGTTCAAGAGGTTTGCTGTCACTGGGTTCTCAGATAGCTTCAAGGGGAGTGATGACCTTAAATCTGTCCTTCTTTTTGACCCGGATGAAAACCCGCTGTATTTCGGAACGAAAGATGCGTATGGGAATGACGTCCCGAGTGACGTCGAGTTGAGTGAGGATAGTATTTGGGCGTATACCTTCACTGGGGTTGATACGTCTTCGTCCCTTGACTCGCCGGAGTACTATGATATGAGCACCATCCATAAGCGCCTCTCCCCGGAAACTCTTCAAGCATGTGAAGACGATGGCTGCGGTGCCGATGCCGAAGACCGTGTGAGCGGGAATGTCATCAAACCTCTCTGTGAGGAGTTCTTCGCGGACGATGTGTATTTCAAGGGGCGGTTCGTCCTGAATAACATCGTCTTCTACGGCCGTTATTATGATGATGGCTATGATGATGGCTATAGCGTGTCATCCTGCTACGCGAATGTGTTTGGGGCCGAATGCCGAGATTGTACGTTCGGGAACTACTTCCAGAACAACACGTTCGGGAACAGTTGCCAGAGCAATACGTTCGGGAACGACTGCCGCTACAATACGTTCGGGAACAGTTGCTCAAGCAACACGTTCGGGAACTACTTCCAGAACAACACGTTCGGGAACGGTTGCTACGGCAATACGTTCGGGAACAGTTGCTCAAGCAACACATTCGGGAACAACTTTCAGTATGGAACTGTGTTTGAGGGCGTTACCTATTTGAACGTCCCTGGAGGCAGTTCTCCAATCAAGTACTGTACTATCCTCTCTGGAACTCAGGGTACAAGTGGAAATAACCGGCTGACAATCAGCTTCGTCGCGAATAAGAATTATCCTCAGTTCGCCGGGAAGAATACGGCCGGCGCCCTCAAGATTTGGAACCCCGCCGATCTGGTTGACTAACGGCCCCTGTTCTCCTATTGTTGCATGATATGTGTAGCAATAGGAGAATATTTCCACCCATCTCACATGAGCTGTGTTTTGTAACGAGTTAATAATCATTTTCGTAATGCGGTATTTCGACACAACGCACAAAAGTTGTTCCCGAATTATTCCGTATATCCATGAATGAAAGACTCACTTGCAAAATCCGCTATCGGCTGGTTCTGAACCGAAGCGGTCGGCTCAATGCGCGGGGCGAAGGCCTTGTCCAGATTGAATGCGAGCAGTATGGCCGGAAGATTTATTTCTCCACGCGGACCTACATAAGGCCAGACCAATGGCACCGGGGGCTTGTCGTGGACAATGAATTGGCAGATGGCCTCAATTACTGCTTGTACAAGCAAATCCAGGAAATCGAGAGAATCGAACTTGAATACATCAAACGGGGGGTCTCCGTGACGCTCCCGATGATGAAAGAGGCCGTCAGATCGCACCTCTCACCAGGGGCAAGGCTCTCGGAGTTCGGTTCTGAAGTGGTCCAGCAGAGCGACCGGAAGAGCCTCACCAAACTCAATTACAAAACGCTTTTGAACAATCTGGAGCGTTTCCGGAAAGGGACATTGGTGACTGATATCGACTATCAGTTTGTGGTGGGCTATGACCGGTGGCTTAGGGATAGCGGAATCGCACACAACACGCGGATTAGTCGGCTCCGGCTACTGAGGGCATTACTGAATGAGGCGAAAAAGAGAGACATCATCCTATCCAACCCGTTCGACCGGTTTAAGATTCAGGGGATGGTTTCAAAGAAGGGGTATGTCAATCCATCCCAGCTCCGGAAACTGGAACGGATGAAACTGAGCGGGAAGGATGATATCGTTCGGGATGCCTTCCTCCTGGGATGTTACACGGGACTCCGCTTCTCTGACATTACCACACTTCGGGCCGAGCACATTACGAAGGATGGCTGGATCCATAAGAAGATGGTCAAGACCGGCTTCGTTGTGGACATACCCATCACTCAGTTGTTCGACGGGAAGGCCGAGGCGATGATCCAGAAGTACAAAGGGGATATCGGCCGCCTGACAAAGGAGGTTGGGGACAATGCCAGTGTCAATAAGACGTTGAAGCCTCTCCTTGAAAAGGTGGGTGCCGAGTCGAAGATCACCTTTCACTCGAGCCGACACACCTTCGCCACTCTTCTAACACAACAGGGCGTAGACTTGACTACCATCCAGAAGCTACTGGGACACCAGAAACTCCAGACAACGCAGATTTATTCGGAAACAGATAAAACGACCATTGCCAAGAGCCTACACATAAAGAAGACCAGGAAGAAAAAGGTTCAGACTGAAAGCCTATCGGGAGAGGCATAAAAAACTCCCGGCCTGATAGAAATAGTTCCACCCATCTCTAACGCAGTGCGGCGCACAGCACGGCCGGGAGTAAAACCCCGCTTGCTGTACGCCGTATTATGCGTAGTATGGGTGGAACATCGCAAAGGTAGTAATATTATTTGAATTCAAGATGGCTGTCGGAAAGAAACAAGATTGGGAGGCCGTGGAACTGCCCCGGAAACGGTCTTTTCAGCCCGAATTTGGGCGTTTACAAGCGAAGATAGATAATCATTCAACCAACCACAAAACATGAACAAATACCACGAAATCTTACGCCGGATTCTTCTGGAAGGGAAGAACCAGAAGAACAAGAAAGGAGACATCCGGTACCTCCTGAATCAACAGTTATCATTGACCCCCGGGGGACCTTCTGGACATCTTTGAGGGGCACAACCTCGCTAGGAAGAAACTCCGCAGCGAGCTGGACCTTTTCACGCACGGAATCCGCGATGTGGAAAAATACCGTGAGGTCGGCATCTCCTGGTGGGACTACGTCGGCCCGATCCTGGTGAACTCATACCCGACCTACTTCGAGAAGCTGCCGCCCCTGGTCGCCAGGATCAACCGGGAGAAAAGAAGCCGCAAGAACTATGTCCTATTCCTGGGAGCGACGGATGCGGAAAGCAACCAGGCCCCATGCCTGTCTCTCATCCAGTTCCAGATAGACGGAGGGGAGTTGGTTGTTACGGCCTACCAGCGGAGCTCTGACGCCAGCCTGGGACTCCCGTCCGACATCTATCACCTGTATCTCATTTCCCGCCAGATTGATCTACCCTTGAAGTCAATCACTCTTTTCCTGGGGAATGTGCATATCTATGAAAACAACCTCACCAACACCGAGCGGCTGTTAAATGGGGAGGAAGTCCGGTTTGAATTGAACGTGTAACCCTGAAGGGCGTTCAAAAGCCTCTCAAACGGGGAATGGACGCCCTTACCTTTTGATGAACAAACAACATGGCGGCTTGATTGGTCAGGCCGTCGAGAAGATATTCTGTTGTATGTCAAAGGCAAAGGTACGAATAACGGGACGAAAAAAGCCCTCTGGGGGGAGAGGGCTTTGGCGTTGGAAATAGCACACTTTTTACGCACGAGTCGTTTTGACCGGGCAAGGCCGTGGCGAGGCGCATTTCGTTTTGACCTTAGGCACGTTTCGTTTTGCCGATTATATTGAAGTATTGCAGCACCGTCACCGAATGATAATCGTCGGATGGCGCCGTGAAGATGACAATAACCATCAAACTGGCTTCCACTATCCTGAACTCACGAAAATAAAAAACAAGTACAAAACGCGTCAAGATATTTTTGCTGATCTTCCAGAGCGTAAAAATGGAGATGGAAAGCTGTGCGAACTTGTTCAT